ACTATAAAAAGAACTTCACGCAACGCTGAGTCGAGAGAAGTTAATGAACGAAAAAAGACTTGGCAGTTACCATCCAGTTTGGATGCACCAAAGCCACCCAACGGTTTTGAGCACAGATGGATTAGAACCAATGTGCAAGGTTTTGAAGACACGTCTAACGTGACTAAGAAACTTAGAGAAGGCTGGGAGTTTGTGAAAGCAGAGGAAATTAAAAATGACCCTGACATTCATAAATATCCTCAGATAACCGAAGGGAAATATTCTGGCTGCATAGGAATTGGAGGCCTTGTGTTGGCAAGGATACCAACAGAGATACTAAGACAGCGAGCAGAGTATTTTGCAAAACTTACTCAAGATCAGCTCAAAGGAGTCGATAACGATCTCATGAAGGAACAACATCCGTCAATGCCTATCAATATTGATAGACAAAGACGTGTTACCTTTGGTGGTGGACGCAAAAATTAATCTTTTTGTTATTCCTACTTAAAGGTTGGCTAAATATAAATAATAAAAAAGGAGTATAAATACTATGAGTAACGTAGCAGAAAAGTTTGGTCTAAGACCATACAGAAAACTGGACGGTACCCCATTGGTTGGAGCTCAAAACAGATATACAATTGCAAGCGGATATGGAACTGCAATTTACCAAGGTGATCTGGTTATTCCAGTAACTGCAGGTAACATTGAAAGACATACTGCAAACAACTCAACATCTGTAGTGGGCGTATTTAACGGATGTTTTTACACTGATCCGACTACTCAAAAGCCGACTTTTAGCAATTTCTATCCAGGAAGCATAGCAGCTTCAGACATTACAGCATTTGTAGTGGATGATCCTGATGCAGTTTTCTTGATGGATGCTGATGCGACTTTTGCAAGAGCGGACATTTTTAGAAACTATTCCGTAACAACAGGTACTGGAAACACAAAAACTGGAATATCGGAAACACAACTTGATGTTTCTGTTAGTGGAACAAATGCTTCATTTGTTATTCAGGCAATTGATATTTCTCAAGACCCTAATAACAGTGACACTGGCTCAGCTAACGCTAATGTTCTAGTTAGAATCAACAAACACTTTTACCGTGATGGTACAGGTATCTAATAGGAGAATAAACAATGGCTATATCACGACAACAGCTAACTAAAGAGTTAGAGCCAGGTTTGAATGCCCTATTCGGCCTGGAATATAGTAGATATGATAATCAGCATGCTGAAATCTATACTACTGAGTCATCTGACAGAGCTTTTGAAGAAGAAGTAATGTTAAGTGGTTTCGCTGGTGCACCAACTAAACAAGAAGGTGCTTCAGTTGTGTTCGATCAAGCTAATGAAGCTTTCACAGCTAGATACACACATGAAACTATTGCTTTAGCATTTGCTATTACTGAAGAAGCAATCGAAGATAACTTATATGACAGACTTGCTCAAAGATACACAAGAGCTTTAGCAAGATCTATGTCAAACACAAAACAAGTAAAAGCTGCACAAGTACTTAACCAAGCACAATTTACTGCTGTAACAGGTGGTGACGGTGTGCCGTTAATTGCGAATAACCACCCATTATCAAATGGTGGTACATTCTCAAACGTACTTTCAGTTGCTGCTGACCTAAACGAAACTTCATTAGAGCAATCTCTAATTGATATTCAAGGTTTCGTAGATGAAAGAGGATTAAAAATCGCTCTTAATGGTAGAAAAATGATAATTCCAAAAGAATTACAATTTACTGCTGAAAGATTGATGAAATCATCTTTAAGACCAGGTACAGCTGACAATGATGTTAACGCAGTTGCTAACATGGGAATGGTTCCTGAAGGTTACAGAGTTAATAACTTTTTAACTGACACAGACTCATTCTTCTTGTTAACAGATGTCCCTAATGGTTTGAAACACTTCGAAAGAAGTCCTATCAAAACTGCATTAGAAGGTGACTTCGATACTGGTAACGTTAGATTTAAAGCTAGAGAAAGATACTCTTTTGGATTCTCAGATCCTAGATGTATTTTTGGTAACGGAAATCTACCAACTAGCTAATAGTTAGATAAGTTACAATAATTAGAGGCGGTGCATTAATTTGCATCGCCTCTTTTTTTATGCTAATAAACAACATGCAAATAACTAAGCATGTTGAATCCCTAGTTCAAAAAGAATATTTTTTTATAAAAGGAAAAATAAAAATAAATCCTGAATATTTTATTTCAAAAATAGAAGAGGGAATTCAATCAAAAGATAATTTAAATTTTAAAACAAATGTTTTAGGTTCTATGACAAGATGGGATTTTTTTAATAAAGACCCAGAATTTCAAAAAATTATAATACAATTAATTAACTATGTAGAACAAAAAAACTTAGCTACTGGAAGATATAAATTGAAAGATGCTTGGGGGATTAAAGAGGGTTATGGAGACAGAACTCTTGAACATAACCATTCTAAAGATTTATTTAGCGGAATAGTATATTTAAATGATATTGATTCACCTTTAATATTTCCACAAATTAAAGAAACTATATATCCTGAAGTAGGTGGTTTTGCTGTTTTTTCAGGCTTTTTAAATCATAAAACTGAAGGCAGAATTCTTGAATTTAAAAATAAATATGCGGTGGTTTTCAATGTATCTGAAGTAGTAGATTATTAATACAGATGATATATAATCAATATACTGAACAAAAATATTTAACACAAACTGAGTTCAGCAGACGGCCTAGAGATTGTGTTAATTAAACTAGGAGGATAATTATGGCTAATAAAACAACTTTCACTGGATTTGTAAGATCAAATGGCGGTGATAGCACAAAAACTACTTACGCTGGTTCTGTTGCATTACAGGCACAATTTTATTTTGTACCTACTGCAGCCCAAGGAACTGACGTACAGGTTTCAGCAACAGATTCAAGAAAGGTAATTTTACCTAAAAATTCTGTAATTACTGGAATCACTTTTAATGGTGCAGCGACTGGAGGAACAAACCCAACTATTGATATGGGTTACACTGATTTTGATGGTGGAACTGATTTCGTTGATGTTGACGGTTTAATAAACGAAGGAGATGCTGATGGTGGGATCGCAACAATTTGGGGTGGTGACACAGGATCAGGAGCTTCTTTAGGAAATCTTGCATTACCTGCAACTGAAATTATTAAAATTGTTGGTGGTCAAGGTGATTCAGCAGCAACAGGTGGAACAATTACTGGTATCATTTACTATTATGTAAAAGATGACGGTAAAGAATCTGTCTAATTAAATTAAACTTGGTGCTCCTACGGGAGCACCTTTAAAAGGAGAAAATTATGTCAGGTGGAGGAAGTTTTTCATCAGATCAATCGAGTGCACATGCAACCTCAACTGCACAAATGGTTGCTACTGGTAAAAGAGCTAGATTGACTTCAATACAAGCTAAAGGGAATTCAGCGAGTGGATCTGTTGTTTTTAAAAGTGGCGGAGGTTCGGGAACCACAGTTGCAACATATTTGTTTGGTGAAGAAGGATTAGATATGTATTTACCAGGTAATGGAATTTTATTTGAAGATGGTATTCATGCAACGATAGCAAACACTGGCGGAGTTACAATTACATTTACATAGGATTTATTATGAAGAGTGATGTCAAAGCAGTAAGAAAAACAGGAACAGGTTCTGTATTTGCAGGACGAACAAGACTTAGAGGAATAATTCTTGGATCAACTGGAAGTGCTGGACAGGTAACATTACAAGACGGAAATTCAGTAACACAATTTATTGTTGATGTTCCTGCAGGAGATACATTCGCTTATAATCTTGCTGAAGATGGTATTTTATTTGAAGGTGGAATGACTATTTCTGCCATAAATGATTGCACTGTTACAGTAATTATAGACAAATGATTGATAAATATTACGCAGATATATTAGGTATGAATAAAGGTGGGGCAACTCAACCAAAATATTCAATTAAAAAAGAGGTCAAAGACAGACTAAAAAAAGAAAACCCTAAAACAAGTTTTTTAATGATTGGTCTTTCACCTGTTACACAATACAGAAAATTTAAACATAGACAAAATATAAAAAAAGAACGTGCTAGAGATGAAGCTAAAGTAAAAATGAAAAAAGGTGGTTATACTGCAAAACCTTTTCTTTTAGTAGACAATGAAGGAAATCCCAAAAAAAATATAAAACCAAAAAGAAAGCCTTTTTATTTTCACGAAAGCAAAGGTGAACTTAAAAAAATGAAAAGAGGTGGTGATGTTATGCCAGCTCGTAATAAAAAGAATTTTAGACCAACTGATAAAGGTGCAGGTATGACAAAAGCTGGTGTTGCTGCTTATCGAAGAGCAAACCCAGGATCTAAGTTAAAAACAGCAGTTACAGGTAAAGTAAAACCTGGATCGAAAGCTGCAAATAGAAGAAAATCTTACTGTGCAAGATCAGCTGGACAAATGAAAAAATTTCCAAAAGCGGCTAAAGATCCTAATTCAAGATTAAGACAAGCAAGAAGAAGATGGAAATGTTAAACTATTTAAAAAAAATTCTAGGTATTGATAAACTAGAATATAAAATTAGAATATTAGAAAGAAAAAATTATTGGAGAGAAAAATATAAACATGGCTTATCTGAACGCAAACATTCCTCCAATATATTGTAAAGTAAGAAAGGAGTATCTTTATGACCTTAAAGAACATCACAAAGAAAGCGAAGAGTGTGTTATCTTCAGTCTCACGTCAATTTCAGGCCGTGCACTCTTATTTAACATCATGTTACCAAACGGTGCGTGTTTTTGGCGTTTGCCTATCTCAGCGTTTTTCCAAAAACAATATGATAGAGCCGATGTGCCAGATATGCAAACACACGAGCTGGAATTGTGGAACAGTTTTAGCTACTGGCCTAGTGTCACTTGTTTTGATTGGCTGGATGGTGTAAACGGAAAATACCTAGGATTAAATAAAAAATTCTATCATGGTAAATATCTATTCACGGTTGATTGGGCTCATCCTGATGTTAACATCTTGGATACAGAACATTCCGAAATACCTCAAGAACATAAGTGTGCACATATATTGGCTCTCAATAACGGCAATTTTGCAGCTCAGCCTAATAATCGTATTTTGTGGCACATTAATAGTTATACTACTGATAACAGCTGGCCAGATTACAAAGTTCAAAATACATACTGGGATGCTGAAGATAATAACATGGTTACAGAAGACAGCGATAAAATGTTCTATGAAATGGAAGAAAAAGCAAAAGCTGAGGATAAAACATACGAATGATAGATAAATGGCTATATAGATTTTTTGGCACTCTAGACAAATTTGGTGAATTAATAGATAATTTATTTTCGAGAAAAAAGAAAAAATGAGTAATAAACCTTTATCAATATCTGAATCTGCCGCTGTGCAGATGCCAATGAAGACGGTTGCTAGTTTAATAGTAATCGTAGCACTTGGCACGATGGGATATTTTCAAATTGTTGAGAGACTAAATATAGCTGACACTAGATTACAATTAATGGAGAAAGACTTAGAAGAGAATACAGAATTTAGAATTAAATGGCCACGGGGCCAACTTGGTTCATTGCCCGCAGATTCTGAGCAATACATGATGTTGGAAGATCTTTACAAGACTACTTCTAAATTAACTGAACACATAGACAGCATGGCATTAAATAAAGTAAATATAGAATTTTTACAAAAACAAATGGACAAAGTTTTAAACGATATAGAAAAATTAAAAGAAGCAAACAGAGAGATGAAATATACAAATGGCAACGGGAAGAGTCACTAAAAAAGTTTTAGATTATATAGCTAATATTAACAAACAAGCTAAACAAATGAGCTATGTAAAAAATTTAAAAAAAGAAGTTGAAACAGGAAAACATGGTACACAAAAATATGTTATTAAACAGGGTGAAAATAAAGGTAAGATAGTATGATAGAAGCTGTGGTGGCCCTACTTATGTTTGTAAACGGAGAAATTAAGGAGGCTCGTATTCAAGACTCAATGGGAATGTGCCTTAATGGTAAGCGTAAAGCTGAGAGGCAGTATTCAGAATCTGTAACCTACAAATGCTGGAAGGGTTCTGCAGAATTAGAAGATAATATTGACGGTAGTAAAAGTATTAAAAAATTAATTATAGAATAAATATGACTTCAAATTCAAAAAGAAAAATTGCTATTATAGGTAGAGGTAATGCGGGATGTTTGAGTGCGTTACATTTTAGTCATTACAACAATTTATTTTCAGTAGATTATGAAACAGAATTAATTTACGACCCTGATATAAAACCAGTTCCTACTGGGCAGGGATCAACTTTAGAGTACCCTGATCTTTTACATAAATGTTTAGGATCTAACTGGCATAAAAAATTTCCGATAACTTTAAAAACAGGAATAATGTATGAAAATTGGGGGACTGCCCAAGATGAATTTTTTCATGAGTTCCCGTTAGGAAGATATAGTGTTCATTGTTCTCCTGATCAATTTCAGGATTATGTATGTCAGAATTTAAACATTAAATTAAAACAAACTAAAGAACATGTTTTAGAATATAATCAGATAGACGCTGATTACATAATTGATTGTAGAGGAACACCAAAAGATTTATCAAATTATGATAAATTAATTAATCCATTAAACGCTGCATTACTTTCAAATCTTCCAAAAAAAGAAAACGATGTTGCATGGACTAGATGTATTGCAACACCACATGGTTGGACTTTTTACATACCTCTTCCAAATACTACTTCGGTAGGATATTTATATAACTCTAATATTACAACTAAAGAAGAAGCAGAAAAAGATTTTAAAGAAAGATTTGGTATAGAAAAAATTAATCATTCATTAAATTTTAATCAATATATTGCAAAAAATCCCATTATAGATAAAAGAATTTTTTTAAACGGTAATAAATTATTCTTTTTAGAGCCATTAGAAGCTACAGCGATGGGATCTTATATTCGTGCTAATGGTTGGTATTTTAGAGCAATTACTGGTGTATCAACACCTGAAGATTCTGTAAAAAGATTAAAAGAATATATTACAAAAGTTCAAGATTTTATTTTACTTCATTATGAAAAGGGATCAAAATTTAATACACCTTTTTGGGATTATGCCAAAAAACTAGCGTTAGCAAATAAATCTAAAGATGTTCAAGATGTTCTAAACAACATTTTAAATATGTCAGAAAATAAAAAATTTATTAGAGATTCTGACTTTGAGTTTGCTCAATGGGGTTTATTTAGTTTTGAAAACTGGATAAATGGTGTAAACATTAAAAATGGATAAAATTATCATTTTAGATAAAGTATTACCTAAACAAACTAACAAAGACATAATTAATTTTTTAAGTAGAGCAAGTTGGGAAATAGGTGATGAATATAATAGCAATATTCCTGAAGAAAAATATGCAAATGGATATAGAGGGTTTTTATGTAAAACCTATCATGAAACTAGAAATCCAAAAAGCACACATGATATTTTAAATGTTTATGCAGATGTTATTTTTAAAAAAGTTTTAGAAGAACTTGGAATTAAAGGAAAGCCTTTAAGATTTTATTGGAATATGTATTACAAAGATCATGACACTACAATTCATAGAGATGTGCATGAAAAAGGATACAAAACAATTTTATATACTTTACAAAATACTGATGGAGGTGTTTGGATAAATCAAAAGTTTTATCAAGATGTACAAAGTCAAGCTAAAATATTTGATAGTAGGTGTTTACATAAAGGACAAGGCCCTAAAAAAGACCCTATTAGATTTAATCTTAATATAGTCTTTAAAGAAGAAGATGATATAATACTATAAAAAATTATATGAATTTAAGTCGTAATTTTACTCTTCAAGAGCTTATTAAATCTGACACAGCTGTCAGATTAGATATCAATAATAATCCTAATTCTGGTCAAATAGAAAAACTAAAAGATCTTTGTGAAAATATTTTACAGCCAGTGCGTGATCACTTCGGCAGAGTAAAAGTAACTAGCGGGTTTCGTAGTGAACAGCTGTGCCTAAAAATAGGTAGCTCAGTAAACAGTCAACATGCCAAAGCTGAGGCGGCCGATTTC